GTTGTCAAATTCAAATTGATCGTCCGGTAAATTATATTCGATTGTTGCTTTCATATTTTAGTTTTAAGGTTGTAAGTTAATTATATTTTAGTGTTGTATTTCGCCAAATGTATTCTTTATTTTCAGTTTTGGCGAAATATGTCATTTCTTGTCAAGACAAAATTTGTCGAACCATTCAAGAAACGAATCGAAATCTTTGGCGATGAAATACGTTCCGCCGGATCGTTCAATCATTGCTTGATAATTCTTTTGCGCTTCGGACTGGCGATCCTTTCCGATCTTGACTTCAATCTTTACCGAACGGCCGTAAATGGTTGCCGAAATATCGGCGCTGCCAGGTGTTCCAGTTCCTTTCGTCCATTGTCCTTCGGTCATCGTGCCGTCGGTTCGTCGTGACCTTCGAAAGACACCCATTGTGTTGATTCGTTCCGCTTGGAATCCGTCGAAATTAAGAAAGTCACAAATACATTTCGTCAATCCGTTTGCCGTCTTGTCGGTGTACGCGGTTAATGGAATGATGTGACCAGGTGCGGACGGATATTTGTACGAAAGATATTTGAATTCAATCGCTTTCAATCTTGTTTTGGATTCTTTGTTCATGATATGTTTTTGTTTTAATTTTAATTTTAATTGTTGTTGCTTGTCAACTGATTTGCTAACTGGATGACCTTTAAATTCACTCCATTCATTTTTAAAGTTTCTTATTTCATTTTTATCTTGAATCCATTTTTGATCATAATAAAAACCTTCGTCCCTTATTTTATCAAAAATATAGTAATCATTATAAATTCTTAAAACATCGGGATTGAAGCTTCGATATTGACTTTCTTTTTGTTTTGCTATAATTTCATTATAATCGGCAACAAATTCATTCCAATTTTTTTCAATGTCTCTCATGATAATTGATTGTTAAGAACAACAAAGGTGTCGCATTTATACTCGAAGCTGCCGTTCTTTTCGCCTTGTTTTTTTAATTGGCGAATCTTTTTAAATCGTTCCTTTGAAACATAACCTTTTATAAATGCCGTTGAATGATTTGAATCAACATCAACGAATAAATAATAGTCGCATTCTTGTTCCGCGTTAAACAATGAAACATTGCATTCGTAATGGTCTTTTGGCGGTGTATTGCATTCCATTGTTTTGACTTCAATTTTAGATCCGTCAATCAACAAATCGAAATTGAAATCGCCTGAATGGATGACAAGCTTGTCTTGTCCTTCGTAATAATCAAAGGCGACAATTTCGCCAATCGCGCCGGTCAAATTGCCTTCGCCTTCTTTGATTGAATTTTTCAATGTGTTAAACGAATACAAATTTTTTGCTCGTTCGATTTGTCCTGGTGTAATTTCTATTTTTATCATTTTTATTATTTTACTTGTTTATTAATTTCGTCCCAAATATCGCCTTCATTTGTGACCGAATCTTCGTCAATTAATTCAAAGAACCGTCCGCCATGATCACGTTCTTTTCTTAAATCTAATTTTTTATATTTTGCATATTCCGAAATCCATTTCAAATAACGACGCGATTCAAGTTCTTTCCAACCGTTTGTTTCTTGTTGGAACAATTGGATTGACGCGTTGTTGTAATGGCGAACATTTGATTCGATGTGGCCGTCGTTTACGAAGTCAAAGAAGTCTTTCGATGTCGCCTGGATAAATCGTTTCGAATCGGCGTTGATTGAAATCGATTGTTTCAATCCATACTTCAAGAACATTTGAAGATTCCGGATCATGTAATTGTCGAATCTTGACCAATCTTCAACCGACCAAGAATCAAACAACAAACGGCCGTATAATTCGAGCGGTGATTTTTTAGCATTAAAGTATTGAAAGAATTCCAATTCGTGGCGTCTTCGGTCGTGACTTGATCCAGCGCCGGCAATAACATAATTCGTTGTGATTATAATTTTCGGTGACCTTTCAAATGGAATAAAGATTTCATCTTTGTTTTTTCGGTTGACGGTTATTCCTTCCGATATCAAAGAAAACAATTGTTCGAAATCAAAATTCTTTTTAACGTCGTCGAACGCCAAAACTTGCGTGTCTAAATTCACGCGCTGATAAACGAAGTCACCTTTCGAATTGAAAGCTTTGCCGTCAATCTTTACAATTTTACGGATATAAGACAAGGCCGTCAACATTAAAGATTTTCCCGAACCTCCGTTTGCGTTGTCGTCGATTTCTTGGTCATTAAAAATAATTGCCTTTTGATCGGTCTTATCTTTGAACGTGTGCAATAAATAACCAAGCGTTGATTCAAGCGCCGTTATTCGTTCCGGATTTTCGGCCGATACCTTTGAAATCAAATCTTGAAAGTCATTCTTGAATTCATCAACTGGAATAAAGTCACGATCCAAAATTTGATTTTCCCAAATATATCCTTCTACGTCAATATAAGATTGAAGAACGACGGAATTCTTTGTCACCTTTGCGACGCCATTTCGAAACGGAATCAATGAAACATCTTTCGTGTCTTGCAGCATCTTCAATCCAATCGAATCAATCATGTTTAAATGATTCTCGTTGAATAAGTAAACTGATTTCGAACAATAGTTCCAAACTTTTATTTCACCGCGTGACATCAAGAATTGAAGAACGAAGTCTTTTATTTGATCGGCCGATGAAAGACGAACTTTATTTTCTTGAACTCGGACAAATGTTGGTTTTTCAGCATTTTCCGGATAATATTTATTAAATCCATTCTTGACCAAAAATTCAGCATATTTCAACGGTTCGATTGTTATTGATTCACCGGTCTTTTTTTGTTCAATTATCCAAAAGATATCCTCCGAAGTTGAAAGATCCGTTTTAATATCGTCGATGACATCTTCGTCAACGTTTAATTGCTTTTTAATGTCGCGCAAATTTACGCCTTGTTTCAATTTCAATTTAACTTTTTGAACCAAATCGACATTCTCAAAATACTTGATTCCTGGCGAAGCTTTTTTGTACGCGCTTTTTATTGTCAAGATTAATTCGGACAAACTAAATGATTCGGATATAAAATTCGCCTTCAAATAATATTCGGCCGTATCTTTTGAAATATTGTATTCACAAAAGCAAGCGGCCACCTTAAAAATATAAGCGTTTCTTGATCCTTCGATAAATGAACAACCGAAATCGAATTTCATTATCCGGTCAATTATCTTGTCTTCGTCGGTCAAGATACATGTTGGCGCTTTTTCCGTAAAGTCGAATCCTTTTTCTTGTTCGATGTCGGTGAATTCTTGACAAAATTCGTTAATGTAAGCTTCCGGATCAAATGATTCAAAACAAACTCGCGAAACGTTGCATGAAGTCTTATCAAAGTAATCACTTTGTATATACTTTTCAAACGCTTGGAATCTTCTTTTGTGTTCGTCCTTTGTTGATTTTGGTATCTTAATAACGACCTTCAATCCTTTTCCACCTGGCGAAGTGAATACCAAATAAACAAACGGACAATTTTCCAATCTTTGCCGTTCGGCATCCATTGTGACGGCATCCGGATAATCGTCAAAGTCCAAAACACAAAGTCCGGAATGTTCGACAAGACCGTTGTCATTTCGTTCGTTGAATGTTCCGTTGAACATAATCGCCAAAAGTGAATTTTTCAAGCTTCGATGTTCTTCGGTATTTTCATCCATTGCCCGAAGTCGTTCAATCTTTTTATTAAGATCTGAATAACCGTTCTTTATTCGTTCGTAAACATCAAGAATCGTCAAAGTGTACGGCGTTTCTTTCGAATTAAATAAGCTTTTAAAGACGGAAAGTTTTGGAATGTTCATTTTTAGTCAATTAAAAAAAGCCAAGAACCTTTCCCGGATGCAGTCGGTACTCGGTTAATGGCCTTAAAATTTTTGTTTGCTGCATCTAACTTTGTAAAGGTAATATTTTTTTTATATAAATTGTAATTTTTTGCAAATATGTTCAAAACGTGACGATGTTGTTTGTTTCGCGACGATAAATCTTGTATTGTCACGTTTATCGTCACGGCTAAAAATCAATGTGGCATTTGCTTTCCGACCGAGCGTGACGATGTGACGATAAATTTCAAAAAAATTGAGATAAAAAACGTCTTTTTCATTTTTACTACAATCTCTCATTGTTTTCTTATCGTCACCGTCACGCTTTGACCTTTTTTCTTGACTGGCATTGCCTTTCAACCCGTGACAAATGGTCGCGCTATCGTCACGCATCGTCACGTTTATATTGATTGTGTTCCAATCGTGTCTTAATTTGGCTTAATTGGTGCATATTTTTACAATTTAAGATGTCTTCAATCAAGTTTCTTTCCTTGAAAATGATTCTTTTGTCTTTAAATTCCAAATATAAATCTTTTGTTGCCAAAAAATAAAGTTCGTCGTTTTGCTTTTCGAAGATTTCCGCTTGTCCGATTCCGTGCAAAATGGTTGCATGATGAATTCCAAACATTTCCGATATTTCGCGAAACAAAAATTTGTTCTTTCGCAGCCAAATAAATAAGAACCAGCGACGATAAACTTTGTTCGGTTTTTTTGATCGCTCGTTCAATTTTTCGGTTTCGATTATTTCTTTGATTCTTTCAATCATTTTTTT